CAATGGTGACATCAGAGCGCGAGTGAAGCTGGCGCGGGACAGGCTTCCCGGCGCGCAGGCCCTTTGCGAACTCTGCGCCGAAATTCGCTTCCGCCATGCTGATGAAGTCGGGGATTGCCGCCGTCAGGTCGGCGCGGTTCAGCCAGTCGGCGACTGATGCCTTCAGCCCGGTGTAGGTATCAAGCGCCATCGAAGGATTGCTCCAGCAGTATCTGTTTGCCGCACTCCGTCAGCCATATCGCTGAACGAAGACCATGCGTGGTCTGGACAACCATGTTGCCCTTCTCGTCAACGCCGACAACAATCGCCTCGCTGAACTTGCCAACACAATCAACAAGCATCTCGTCTGATTTCAGCGATGGCAATGTCGGCGGGTCGTCGGACTTGGCCCCCGCGCCGACAACACGAAGGTGTGTGACGTTATCGACCATGCGAGAACCTCATGCGGAAAGAAAAGATGGGGGGCCGAAGCCCCCCACCTGATTGCACTAGTTGTTGTGCAGACGAACGGCCAGTTCGGGACGGAGCGTCTTGTACCCGTAGAGAACATCGAGACGGCAAGGGAACTTGTCGTTGGTGATGTCATACTGGCGAGCGATACGCATCGAGATGCCGTCGAACACTTCGCGAGCCGCGAAGTCCACACCCTTCGGCATGACCAGATCGGCAGTCGCGAAAGCGAACGCGCCCTTCTGGTACAGCAGCGAGGTCTGGACGGCAGTCGAGGCGGTGCCAAGGACCACAACGGCCTTGGAAGCGCCAGCCGACACAAGCGTGACGTTCTGCTTCGCACCCGAAGTCACCGGGACCGGCGACACAACCGGAGCCGTGGTCGCATCGGCGGTGCAGACAAAACGCTGCAAGATGCCGGTGGAGACTTTGGTTTCCGGGTGGACGGAGAACACGTCAGCGATGGTGAAAACGTCACCAGCGGAGATGGTGCCGCTGCCAGCCGACAGGGTCAGCGTACCGCTGCCGCTGGTCAGGCCCGTCGAGGTGTTGCACACATAAGCGGTGTTCGCGCCACCACGGGTGTGCGCGGGCATCATGGTGTTTTCCTCGAAGTCAAAGCCAGCAGCGCGGCCCATGTAGCCTTCTTTGTACTGCTTCGACAGCGACTTATCGTCTTGGAACAGCGTCTTGGTGTCCTTCACCAGATCGGCCATGTCCAAGCTGTTCAGCAAGGCGGTGCGATCCGTCGAGGGGGCCAAGGAGCGGTTCAGGCGAGTGCGACCATCCAACACGTTGTTGTAGGTCTGAGCGGCAGTGCCGTTCCACTGCGACTGGTACACGTTCTTGTACATCGACAGAGCGTCCGCCTCGATGTTCGCAGCCAGCACGGCCATCGCCGGGTTGATGATGCGCTTCGAGAAGTCGTCCAGCGACAGGGTCAGTTCGGCGCTGGTGAAGTTGAGGTCGACGCCCTTCTGGGTCGCCACCTGCAACGTCACGCTGCTTTCCTCGATGTCCTGCGTGGACAGCGTCGCGCCCGTGCGGACGGTGTACTGGTTCGGCAGGCGGATTTTCAGGCTGTCGCCAATCTTCGCGCCAGACTTGGCGTAGCTGTCATCATACTCGCGCGTGATGGAGCCAACGAAGTTCAGCTTCTGATGCAGGACGCGCAAAGCTTCGCGGGTCACTGCGGTAGGGGTGAGAAGGGTCTGTGTCATTTTTTGCGTCTTTCTTGTCTATCGCGCCAAGCCATCCACTCAGCCGTGGACATACGGGACGGGTCTTTGGTGGCGGGGGCCTTGGCTCCAACCTCCACCGCAGGCGTCGTTCCCTGCACGGCGGCAATGCGCTTGGCAGTTTTTTCCTTGGTCTTCATTTCGTCGTAGAGGCGGGCCTTGTTGAGAACATTGACCACGTTCGGGTTGCGGAGCGTCATCTCAGCCATGTCCTGCGGGGACAGCCTCAGAGATTGCCCGTATGCACCCAGCTTCAGATCAAGTTCGGTTGACCAGCCGTCGACTATTTTGGGGAGGAGCGCCTGCACTTCATGGACCCGCGTGGCGCGCTGGCGCTGCTGATCCAATGCGATGCGGTCCTTGGCACCATTGGCTGCGTTTTCCGCTTGGCCCTTGGCTTCTTTCAACTGGCTGTAGATGCGCCAGTGTTGAGCCGCCGCCGCCGGGTCTAGCTGTTCAGCAGCAGCCCAGTCAGTGTCGGCATACTCTTCAAGCCGCGCTTCAATCGCACGGGCTTCGGCCCTCGCGTTGACATACGCGGCGTCTACAGAGAGCGAAGCTTCGCGGGTGGCCTCGAACGCCTTGCGGGCTTCTGCCAGTTCCTGCGTCTTGCGGGTGTAGTCTGCCTCGCGCAGATAGCCACCCTTGATGGCCTTCGGCACTCGATACTTCTGGCCGTCCACTTCGATCTCATCAGTGTCATCGACGGGTTCGGCATCAGCCTCATCACCATCGACTTCTGTGTCATCGAAATCATCGTCCTGCGTCGTATCGGCGACGGCGGCATTCTCGACTTCGGGTGCGTCAGCGACAGATGTGTCGCCGCCTGCGCCCGGATTGGTCGCATCGTTCTGGCTCATAGTTTCCCTTTGGGGGTGGTGGGCAGCTTGATTGCCGCCCGCATACGCGCAGTCGGCTAGGCCGGGTACTGCGGTATCTTTCGGGCGTTGTTCTCAGCGACCATTCGTCTGGTTTCCGCTTCGTAGCCCTTGATCTCGTTCTCTTGCGCCTCAATCGACCTGTCGGCCTTGAGTTGCTCGATCTGCTGCTGCAATCCCTGCATGGCCTGCATCATCTGCTGCATCTGCGCCTGCGCCTGCTGCGTGACAGCCTGCACCTGCTGCTGCGCCTGTGCCTGCTGCCCGCCACCCTCGCCGCCTTCAACTGGCTGACCAGTGGCCTGCGCCACGACAGCCTTGAGGCGTTCGGCAATCTCTTCAGCACCCGGCCAGTCGAGGTTCTTCGCGAGCAGGTCGCCAATGTACGGCGCAGCCTGCGGGAACACGCGCATCATCTCCATCATCTGCGACGCGGCTTCCTCGCGCTGCGTGGTGAAGCTGGGGCCAGCCTTGACCGTGACATCGTACTTGCCAGTGGTCAGGTCGAAGATGTGGACTAGGCCCTGCATATCTTCTGGCAGTTGCTCCGGGGTCATGCCCTCTGGCATGGGCTGCGCGGGCTGCTTGTCGCGCGCAATCACCGGCTGGTTCACCGGGACAGTCTCAGGCTGGCCGTCCAGCCCCAATGTGCGGATGACGCGCTCCGTGCTGTAAACGTGCGGGATCAGATCGATGATGATGCGGCCCGCGTGACGGATCGAGCGCGATAGGTTGTCGATGAAGTGGAAGGACGACACATCGCCCTCGCGCTGGCGAGCCAAGATGGCCTTGCCAGATGTCTCATTGGAGCGCGCACCAAGGCTCGCATCGTGGAGGCCCATGATGCTCTTCATGTCGTCGGCGGCGTTCAGTGCCTCTTGCAAGGCTCCTGCGGGGACGCCAGCGAAAGGCTGACGCTGGGGCGCGGACGGGCCGTCGAACTCGATGAAGGCGTGGCTGTCGGTGTTCGCAGTCGCCCACTTCTGGGCATCCGTCGCGAACGCGCCAGCGGGGCCAATCCACGGGGCCTTCGGGGCCAGCGCGACCAGTTCGGTGGCGGCGGTGCGCCAATAGTTGAACATCCGCTGCGGGTCTTTGGCGTCGCGCACCATCGAGCGCAGGTGGCGCTTGCCGTCAACGATGACGTCCTCGCCGTAGACCGGCACAATGGGGATGTACTTGCCCTTCCAGTCGATCTTCTCCAAGACCTCCACGCCGTTCATGATGTACTGCTTCACCTCGTGGCTCTTGACCTTGCGGGTCTGGCCTTCAGGCACCAGTCCAATGGCTTGGAACTTGTCGGCGTTCGCCTTGAACACGGCCATGTCGATGATCGAGCCGTTCGACAACATCGAAATCTCGCGCATCACTTCGCTGCGCTTCCAGAACTCCGCGATCTGGACCTCATCGCCCTCGCGCCACGCGCTGTCCATGTTCGAGTAGGTGTCGGACTTCCAGTCAACGGCGTCCGCGCCTTTGTATTTCTTCTCGAACGCGGTCTTGCTCATGCGGTCCACGACAAACGCCGTGTTCCAGTCGCTGCTGTCGTGGTGGGTGCTGTAGGGGTCAGCGTAGATGCTGAAGGCGTTCGGGACGCGCTTGATGCAGATGTCCTGCTCGAAGGTGTCGTCGTGCGAGTAGTAGGTGTTGATGCGGAAGTAGCCGATACCGCAGGTGACGGCACTCTCCAGTGCAGTGTCATAGGCAACGTCGGCGTCGGATTGGCCCTCGATGTTGCGGAGCAGGCCACCAAGGACAGTGGCGGTCTTCGGATCAGCCTTGTCATCCACGGGGTGGACGCTGATCGACGGCGTGTTCTGGCGCGCGTCGTTGACCACCTGACGAATAAACGAAGGCAGGCGGTTGATGGTCAGGCAGGGACGCCCTTCCAGTTCGCGGTTCTTGCGGTCAGTCTCGTACCACTGCTCCGCGAGGCGCGCGAACTGGATGTCGTCCAGCGCATCCTCGCGGTTGTGCGCCTCGCGCTCGACGCACATATCGAACGCCTCAAGGCCCTCGCGGACGATGGGGTCGCTGACTGTGCTGTGCTTGGCGTCGGTGTCGCTCATTCTCATCCCATCCAGCTTTGGCGAGGCCGCACAGACTGCTTCTTCGCAGCGGCAGGCTCCTCGTACACGACACAGGCGAGGCCAAAACTATCTGCCCCGTGACTTGCCCAGTCGTGGGCAGGCCCCAGCCCTATGTCGCGCTGTTCGTCTTTCTTTTCGTGATACCAGCCCAGCGCCTCGCGCCCCGGCTCAGTCGTCGCTTCGTTGAACCAGATGCTGGGGAACAGACGACGCGCGCTCTCCACGCGCATCATCGCGGCACCCTTGCCTTGGTTCGGGACGACGGTGACCTTGTAGCCCGCCTCTTTCAGCGCGCTCTCGTAGGAGACGTCGTAGACCTTGTCCTGCGTCGCTCCATCGTGCGGGAGCCATATCTGCGCGCGGTCTGGCGTGTAGCCCTTGCCGCGCATCCACGCGACATGAGACGCGAGCGGCTGACCCACCGCCTCGTAATAGTCCAGCACCCGGATGCTCTTGCCGACGAACTGCATGGCCCAGAGCGTGAAGGCGTCAGCCCTCGCGCCAGTGCCGCCAATGTCCGCGAACAGGCGGATGGTCATCAGCGGATCGGCGGCAACGTGACCGATACGGTTTTCAGCCTTTGCGACGGCAAGTGGCTTCGCATAATACGCGCCGTCAGCGATGCTGACGAAGCCACCTTGCCAGACATGGTCGTACTGGTCTGGGCGCTTCTCCAAGTCCTCCAGACGCTGCTTCTGCAACGTGCTGGGGAAGCATGGGTTGTCGCGCCAGTTCATCTCCACAATCTTCGCGCCTTCAGGCGGGTCGATGCGGAAGCGTTTATGCGTCGCGCTGTTCTTGCGCGCCGGGTTCCAAGTGACCCAAATCTCTGAGCCTTCCTCGCGCACTGTCGGGAAAGCTGTCATCCACGCTGTCTCAGTGACGGGCTCTGCCTCGTCCACCCACAGCAGCCTGATCCGCGCCTTCGATTTGATCGAAGTGATGTTGTGGCGCAGTCCGCAGAAGACGAAGCTGATGCGCTTGTCCTTCGTGCGGATGAAGCCTTCGCCTATGTCGTACCGCGCCGCGAGCCACGGCTCATCCTCGATTGCGAGCCTGACCTCTGCGAAGCTGCTGTCGTCCAGACTGTTCTGGAACTCACGCGCGCAGACAATCACACCCGGCAGGTTTGCGTTCGCGAACCGCCAGCCCCACACCGCCGCCATCTTGGCGAAGCTGCGTGTCTTGGCTGAACCGCGGCCACCCCATGCGCCGCGTACTGGAGCCTCTCCGTCAAAGACGGGGATCAGCTTCGGCGGCAACGCTACATCAGGTGTCATGCTTCGCGATCAGCGGCACGAGATTGACGCCCGTGACATTGACGTCGGTCTTGATTGCGCCGCCCTCATCATCGCCTGCGATGACCTGCGTGGCCTTGCCCCATCCGCGATCCAGAAGGGAGTTCGCCGCCTGAACGCGCGCGGCTGGCGCGCTGTCATCTTGGTTCATGATGCCCGCCAACACGCGGATGGCTGTCTCTGTGTGAGCGCGGGCCAGAGATTTAATCTCTGTCGGTGTTCTAGACATTAGAAACGCCAGCGACATCAACAGCTTGCGCGTCGCCGGTCCTTCGATATTGCGGCATGACTAAACCTTTCGCCGCAGGGTGCTGGTTGCCCAGTCTGCGGTTCCGTCAACTGCGCGGGATTGCGCTAGTGAATTGTCTCCAGTGACCGCTGCGCCACGCGGGCAGCGAGAACGTGCATGGGCGAGGTGATCAGCATCTGCGAGCCGGTAAGATTGCCTGCCCCCATCGAGCGCATCTGCACCGGGGCGGTGATGAGCGTCCCCCAAGCCGTGCGGACTTCGTGTCCAGTCACCGCCATCTCCACTACGCAGCAGGGTATCTCACCCATCACGATGCGCGAGAAGATGTCGCTCTTCGAGTATGGCCCCAGCGCCAGCAGGTTGTTGAGCCTGCCTGCGCGTGACGCTGCCTCGATCTCTTCTGCGGAGGTCTGCTCCGGGTTGAAGTGGAACGTGCCGTCGTCCGTGGTGACAACATCGAACCCTTTGTGGACAGGCGGGACATCGTGCTGCTTGGCGCTGACCAGCGAGGGATACAGCATGGCTGGGCGGAGGCCCGCGATGAGAGCCTCGCGCTGCAAGGCCAGCGTCATGGTCGTCTCAGGTACCGTGATGCCTGCGTCCTTTACCAGCATCAGATGTGCAGGTTCTTGGCGTTGCGGATGACCCAGCCCAGTGCGGTGTAGGATGCGGCCTGCTTGAGCAGGGTCTTGAAGCGGCTGTGAATTGTCACGGGGGCGGGTGCCGCTTTGCTGGCGCGCCGCTTTGTGATAGGCTTGTTGGTCAAATTGGAGGCTCCAGTGGATAAGAATGTAGAGGCCGAAGCGATCATCGGTGAGGTCTGGGCGATTGCCACAGCCGCACGGGACGGTGACGACATTTCTGAAGTCGAACTACGGATTGAGGAACTTGGACGCCGCATAGAGTTGGCGATGGGCGTTAGGGCCGATACTTAGACGCCCGGTACAGATACTCCTGAATGTTGTCGCTCTCGCGAGCGCCAATCACCTGAGTTGGCTTTCCTAACTCAAGGGCGCGCAGGTCACTTCCGGGGTCAGCCCCAATGTCTCGACGGCGCGCGTAGAAATCCGGGTACAATAAATCGTGCGGTATTTGCTGATCCATCCCACCCAGCGGCGTTCCCGCCATCTGCACTGGGTAGGTCGGGTGGACGATCTTCGGCTCAAGGTGCTGTAAGCTGTCGTCACCAAAGTTCACAACGCTATAGCCACTGGCACCAGCCGGGACATTGCGGAGTGCTGGCTCTGTGAGGGCCATGCGCGTTGCAGCGACATCAGGAAACCCAGCCCCGTGATACTTGGCGGTGTCCATCAGCGCGTTGATCTTCTGGCGCGCACCCTGTGACGCTTTCATCAACTGATCGACGGCACCGGGGTGGTCAACCCCAAGGAAGCCGGGGAATATCTTACTGGCCTGCGCGTTGAACGCGGCCATGTCTTTCTTCGCTATTTTGCCGCGCATCGCCTGCTGAAAAAGCGCGTCGGTCATCATTGTGGTCTGGTCGGCGGATGCCGGACCCATCGCGGTATAAATCCCGTTGACGCTCAACCCTTGGTCGAGGCCGGGTTTAATCTTCTCGCGCAGTTTGTTGATGACCGCGCCGTCTGACGCCCATGCGGCAGGAGAACCCTGCGCTGCATTGAACTCGCCATACCGCGCGCCGCCGTAGGTGGGGACATCAACGTCCGTGCCATTGATCGACTTGATGCGCTGGCCCGCCATCGAGCGGTCACCGTACAGCGGGAACACCATCGAGTTCTCCAGCTTGGCTGGGTCGAACGTCTGGCGCTGCCCCATGTCGAGCATTGGCTCGTATGTGGCGCTGTACTCTGACGGATCAATCTTTGGCTTGATGTTGTGGTACGGGCCATGAACGCCAGTGTGCTGGGCGGCAAGCTGACCCTCTGCACCAATCGGAATGCCCATGCGGCCCGCCTGCGATGCAATCGGCGCTTGGCTCAAGGGCTGGTAGATGCTCGCGGCCTTCGCCTCTTCGCGCATGGCCTTTTTGGTTTTCGGCAGCGCCTTCATGGTGTCAGCGCCGTCTTCAACCGCGCGCATCGCAGTCTTGAGAGCGCCAACGCCCTTCTTCGCGCCCAGCTTCGCAAGCTTCGGGACAGCACCGGGCAGGATGGACGCGCCCACCATGCCGTAGCCGCCCAAAACCTTGAGAGGGTCTTTCTCAGTTTGCCCGCGCTGGATCAGCGCGTTGCCTTCGTTCAGGCTTGTCTCCACGCCAACCGGCGTCACCCAATCGAGCGCATCCGTGATGCTGTGGGCGCGGTCATAACGCTCACCCTCGCCCCCATAGAGGCCAACACCACGCATCGCACCGACTAGGCCGTCTGTGATGTAATCCTTGGCGGTCTTTTTATACCGGCTGACGGATGTCTTCTGCATTGTCCGCACCCCGCTGCCGTACCCACTCGCGTCTCGCGCGGCGCGCGGTCTTCAGGGGATAATCGATGGGAATTGTCTTGCCGGTGTCGATGTCGAAGATGAAATGGGTGCCGTCAGGCTTGAAGCTATAAGACAGGTTTTTCAAGGGTTTCTCGATCAACGGTTGCTCAAGGTGCGGAGCGTTGCTCGACGCATAATTCGGTGAGTGCCAGTCACGCACACAGACGCTCTGGGCGAGGGGACGCCGCTGTGGGAGATTGTTCGCTGCTGGGACTGGCACTCGCGGGACGCGCGCTTGGCGCAGCAATCCCGACTAACAGATTGTGTACTACCTTTTCGAAAAGCTTGACACAAAAATGATCACGCCAGCGGCAAGTTGTTTTACACGCGGCCTATAGTCCTCCCTCATGTACCGCGTCCGACACGCGCGGCAGTATCGCCCCGTCGTGTCGCGCAGGCCCCAGCACTTGCTGCAATGTAAAACTTTCGGCTCATGGTCGAACGGTCCCATCTCCTGATCCATCAGTAGCCCGTCCCCCTCGTCACGCGGCCCATGCCCGTCACCGTGATGGCGTCAGCGAGGTTGTCCAGAGCCATACAGAGCGCCGCCCAGACCGTTTTATCAAAACCTGCTATGTGGGAGCGGACAGCCTCTGAACCGGTCTGTGCTTCGCCCACAAAGGCCCTGACGAGAAACCTGTTGTCCACCGACATCCGGTCTTCCAGTTTCCGCATGAGGTCGCGAGCAATGCACAGCTTTTCGCTGGCCCGCGCCTCAGAGGCACCACCGCCCACCCGGTTCGGATTGAACGACGCGACGCCGCCGCTGTTCACGCTGTCCCAGATCGACCGATAGATCACCGCCGCGCTGTAGCGATCCGTGGCGGTGTAGCGGCGGGAGCCAATACCCAGCCGCCCCGCCCTGAACGCCGTCCCCAGCGGGCTGTCATCGCGCACCGCGAAGCGCCATTGGGGGCGCGGGTCTTCCGGGTTCAGGACAAAATGCTCTGGCCGCACAATCGCGGGCTTTTCATTGCGCTCGATTTCGCGCGGTTGTTTTTTCATTGGGGGCGACCATTCAGCATTGTGCTGCGGACCACCCACATCGAACGCTCATCATCATCGACGTTGCGAAAATAGACCCTTTCCACGCGGACGTTCGCCGCCTTGCCGCGCGCAGACCAGTAGTCGCGGATGCACTTTGCGAAGCGTTCGTTGATGTTCTTGTCTCGATCCAATCCGTTTCCGTTCATTGTGCTGCCCTTTTCGCCTTGATGGTTTCGTACTGCTCACGCCTGTCTTCAGGGATGTCTTCCTCGCGCCAGTGCGGTTTCCAAAACCGCTTGCGGTGGAACCACCACATCAGCGGCCTGCTCTCCTGATCGATCTTTGGCTTGCCCTTCTGGTCACGATCCAAAGCCGCGCGCTCGCGCTGACCGACCATGATGATGTTCCGCAGCACGGAGATGTCAGGGAAAAACTTGTCCTTCCCCGGCGCAGCAGGCTGCTGCCGATACAGCTTGATTGCCATGTCGATCTCAGGGAGCGGAAACTCCTCAAGGTCGCTGACCATCACGCCAATCAACTGGCGAGCCTGCCCTTCCGT